ATTTTCAGAAACGTGGCGCCGACCATGGTGTCGGTGCGACACACCTTCATCTCGACGCCGTTTGCCGCACAGAAGTCCTCAACGGGTTGTCCCTTCAGCAATGCCCCAATCCACAAAACCAGATTGTGCAATCCCCCGACGATGTTCGTCACAGAGATGCCGGTCGGCATGTGCACATGTGCGATGCCAGTGACCTTGAGAAATGCCTGTTGGCCCTTGGCCTTCCAGCCTGTCTCGCCGGACTTGGACTTGAATTTCAAGGTGGCTGCATTCATCAGGCATTGCCACTCGTCGTGGTCGCACACGCCCCAGGCTTCCAACAGCTTACCAGTCGCCCGCCATAGATAGAACAGCTGCGACTGATCGTACGCGCTGTAATCGGTCTCCAGGAAGTGGGCGCCAAATGTGGGGTTGTAGGCGTAGCTGTTTGCTGCACACAGGGTGTCGTCACATGAAATGATGAGCACTGCCTCGACCGAGTCGTGGAAAATGCACTCGTACTCTGCCATCTGATTCACATCACAGAAAATGATGCGGAGGCGTACGAGCCCTGTCGGTGTTTGCACGGAAAACACATCCTGCCCGTTGAACTTTTCCTTCAGAAGTGTGGTCAACTGCCTGGCCATCGGCATGGTGGTTACCTGATACGAGGTGTGGACGGCGCGGATCACACGCGGCTTGACACGAACGGCCAAGTGTCCTGCCATGTTCAGACCCACATCCTTCAGTTTGACCGTCTCGTTGCACTTGGCGTTGTGCGTTATCCGCCCATCGGTCCATCCTTGGTCCATCTCCTCCTTCGTGGTGAGGTAGTTTGTCCTCTTGAAGCCTGCCATGAAGTCCGCGCACTCGAGGTCAGTATGCCGCTTGTCATTCCGGATGTCCATCACATTGTCGATCCACCCATACGCCGCAGCGACCCTTTGGCCAGCCAGCTTGTTGAACTGCATTTCGCGCTCGGGGTCCGCCATGTGGCCCTTGGTGCAGTCGACAAACGTGCGCACTACGCTGGCAGCCAACGTCGTGTGTGCGACTGGTGCGGGTTTGTAGAGGAGGCCGGTGATCACAGTGGGATAGAGGAAGTGGTGTGCGAGCAGCTTTTGGCAGTCCGCGCAGTCGCCCAAATGGTGACACACACACTGCTCCACGCGTAGATAGTCCTCCGCCTGCGCGAGTGTTACCTTGGCTCCGGCCAGCTCAACTAGCAGCAATTGGAGTCGCCAGTCAGCAAACTCAGGCGCAGCGATGGTGCATGCCTCGAAGGCACGCACACGCTCGGGTCCCTCCACCACTGCGGTGAACCCTGCATCCTGGTTGCCCTCACAATACGCTTTAGCCCATGTGTTGAGGCCAACACTGGACCCCACGGTGGAGTTGGCCAACAATGGCATGTTGGATGTTTTGAATACCCAGATACCGTATGCGGCCACCC